ACGGAACTTCGGTTTCGGGGAGTATACCTATTAGTTTTGGAGATTTGAAATTTGAGTTTTCCACCTCTGTTCCATTAGTCGGCGGGCCCCGGGATAACAGGCCTGTCGATTATCCAACTGAGGTGAGATACACGAACATAGACCCTCAGGTTAATGTTTGTAAAACAACTGACCCCCCGCGCACTTCTGAGCCCATTAAGGGTGCGCTGGTGGAAGGCATCCCTATCCAGGTTGTCGCTCAGTCGGAGGGAGCAACGCTTCACGCTGTGAAAAAACGTTGTGACCATAAGCCAGAAGCAGATGTCGGTGCCTTGTTCGATGAGGGGCACCGTCTTCTCATGGACAAGATCCATGAGCGGGAAGAGCTGCGGATGGACCTTGGCATGATCAAGACGTATCTCGATGATATGTCTGGAACTAAGCGCGAGAGGCTTGAGTCGCTCCTCGACTCGCTCGACTTCACACTGCCTGGATATACGGACAAGACAGTGTTTGCGAAATCTGAGGCTCTTCTGAAACCTGACGGTTCTCAGCCACGTGTCGTCTATCAAGGAGGCGACATGTACAATTTGATCATGGGATCGGTAGTGTACTATCTGTCTCGCCGGATTTGCGAGGAGCTCGACTTAAGCAACCCCCTCAACAAAGGGAACAAGGTTGTTTATTGTGTTGGGCGAACCGCGGACGAGATAGCGAACATAGTGCATCACACTTCGGGCGATGCGGTGGAAAATGACTTCAAGAACAATGACGGTACACAGAGTGCCGCCATTCGAAAGAAGGAAGCCATGTTTTACTACAAACTTGGCGCCCCAAAGTGGTTCGTCCGTGAGTTCGCGGCTAATACCCGCGTCCGTATCTTCACGAGGTACGGTGTGAAGGGCAAGGTTGACGGTCAGCGTTGGAGTGGTGAGGTGACGACCACCACTGGCAACGGGTATGTCAACGCATGCGTTAGCCTTGCAGCACTTTCGCACTCGGGAATTCGGGAGTCTACCACTTTGGTGTACGGGGATGATAACTTGACGTACACAACTGAGAGGCGCGACTGCCTGGTCGAGTCTTATAAGGTTGCGTCGGATGATGCTGGTATGGTGCCTGAAGTTAAGCTTGTGGACCATCGTGAAAAGGCGACCTTCCTCAGGAAACGCTTCGTACCAGCTGTTAATTGCACTCTCCCCGTGCCCTCATTTGGTCGTGTGATAGCGAAGTTACCGGTGCGCAGCAATTTTAATATGGCTGTGCCTGATGATGAGTACATGGCGGGCAAATTGCTGTCCGCCGCGTATGAACACCGTCACTTGACAAGAGTTCGTGATCTCCTCTTACGGACATCGCAGGAACTATCGCCTAGGCCGCATATGGACATGCGTAACCAGGCGATGGCGTACAAGTATACTGCGGAGGAAATGACTAGGTTGACGCTCGAGGCAAAAACCATTGAGCCGGATTATCTTCACTCGTTCTTGACCACAGTTTACGGTGTGACTGAGGACGAGTTGGTTGAAGCGTACTCCCAGGTGTGTGACGGCATATTGGGTTATGCCGCCGTGAACGGGAGGCGGGGCAACCGGCGCAAGGGCGATGGCCCCCTCTTGGCTCCCAAGTTACCTAGAGCCATGTGGGGTGCTACATTCGAGGCGTTAACTACCGTTGACGTTTCTCTGTAGGAGGACTTTATGCAGTCCAAGCAGTTTCGTGGTTCTGCTTGTAAAATATCAAAACAGGAAGACT